TCACGGATAATAAGATCCGGATCCTGCGCGCCAGGTTTGGCAATAACGGGATCGCGGTATATATCTATTTACTCTGCGAGATCTACAAAAAAGGCTACTACATGGAATGGAACGATGATTTTAAGTTCATCCTGGCAGCAGACCTGAATCTCTCAGATGGGTTCATAGAGCAGGTGCTGACATTCTTGCTTGAACGGTCACTACTGGACAGCACACTTTTCAAGTCGGACACTATCCTCACCTCACCCGGAATACAGAAACGGTATCAGCTGGCAGTCAAGGAACGCGCCAAAAAGACACCGGTGGTAATAAAGGGTTTCTGGCTTTTGGAAGCGGATGAAACGGAACCCTTTATTAAAGTGAACCCTTCTTTTCATTCTTCCCGGAAAAATGAGGATAATTCCCGGAAGAATAACGATAATTCTCGGAAAAATGACACAAAGAAAAGTAAAGAAAAGAAAAGTAAAGAAAAAGAAATAAAAGTAAATAAAGAGAGTGGCGTTGCAGCAGAAGCAGCAACCATGTTTACTCCGGATTCTTTTGAGATGATCTGTGTAAATACCCTGATCCATTCCTGTCTGGAAGGATTCCCAGGATCCAGAGTTCCGGTAACGGATGAAGAAAAATCCCAGTGGTGTGTCCATATTGAAAGGATGCTCCGCATTGACCACAGGACACCGGAGCAGATCCGTGCTGCATTGGAATATGCGGTTACAAACCAGTTCTGGAAAGCAAATATCCGGAGCACCAAGAAGTTTCGGGAAAAGTTTGAAACTCTTTATATGCAATCCCAGTCGGGAAGGACAGCGGCAAGAGCAACCGATGATAAGGCAGAACGGCTCAGGAGGTGGGCGGAGAATGGATAAGAGGGAGTTTGCAACACTAGCAGCTACCATGGAAGAGTATTATGGCAGGAACCAGATCACAAAGAGCGCGGCATCCATGGATATCTGGTATGAGCTGATCGGGGATATCCCCTATGAGCAGTGCAAGAACGCAGTAAGGCAGTTGATGGCTACAAGTAATTTCTTTCCTTCTGCTGCTGAGATCAGAAAGTTATGCACCCAGATAGAACATCCGGAAGCCTTAAGCATAGATGATGCCTGGGGAATGGTTTTGAAAGCGGTAAGGGCTTATGGGTACATGCAGGAAGCAGAAGCCCTGGAAAGCCTGCCGGAACCATGCAGGAGCGTGGTGAAGAACATTGGCTGGCAGAACATCTGCAGGAGCGAGAACATCATGGCGGAACGTGCATTTTTCCGTGACTCCTATGGTCCTAAGCTCCAGGAGATGAAGCGTGTAGGAATGCTTCCACCAGGGATCCGGCAGGAAAACAGACAGAGATTGGATGATCAGATCAGAATGGCAGCAGGAAGGCTGCAGTTAGGCGACGGTACAGATGGAGAAGATGGAAGAAATGCAGGCGGCGGAGCTGGCAAGGCATAGAGTTGACCAGGGAGCCGGCGGCTATTACGCAAAAATCATGGACAAGGACCAGATCATAGCCAGGAGAGCCTATATGAGGAGCATCTTACGTGTGAGCTTCTTCTGGTGCACGATGAGCAATGCACAGCTGGACAACATGAGGCTGTGCAAGGCAGGAGATGATTTTATCGTGGAAGATACGGATAACAGGGAGTTCATCCTGCGGATCGACCGCAGATAAAAGGGGGGAAAGGAAAATGGAAGAGAATGCAGCAGTTCTGGAAACTCCAGAAGTGATAAAACATACAGACACGGAGTGGTACCGGGATGTATCCCTGGAAGATGCAGAGGTATTTATCCGGTCCAACCTGCAGTCAGCTGTACGCAGTGTGATCGCAACGGGATTTTACCTGAAACATATCAGGGACAATGAACTGTATCTGGAAGCAGGATATAAGAACATCAATGAGTATGCCATGGACAGGTTTGGTCTCAGTGCCTCTGCCACATCCAGATACATTACCAGGAACACAAGGTTTTCCAGGGGCGGGAACAGTCCGCTCATAGATGATAGGTTTAAGGACTTCAGCAAGAGCCAGCTGCAGGAGATGCTTGGCATGAGTGATGAGCAGCTGGAGCAGGTAACACCGGATATGACGGTCCGGGAGATCCGGAGCATGGCAAGACCGAAGGAAATACCTTACATAGAGATACCGGGGCAGACAGAGTTAAAAGATATCCCGGGGGTTATGCCGGAAGAGAAAACGGGAAGCTTTGAAACATCAACAGCGGAGCTGTTTGATGTGGAAGAGGATGAAAATATGATCCGGCCGGTGGCAGGTAAGCCTATTAGCCAGGAAATACCGGTTGCAGAGCTGATGGAAGAGGAAGATGCGGAGGTTGCGACATCGCAACCTCAGGACAGTATGACGATCCGAGAGTTTATCAAAGCCTGGAAGGAATATCAGCTTGGTGATTTTAAACGGGCAATGAGAGCTATGCGTACTGGGCAGAACACTGGGGAGAAAGCAAAACAGATCCAGGAGGAGCTGGCACCGTACGGATGTCATTGCGTTGGTTATTCAGAATATAGTTTTGATTTTCACTCTTTTGCAGGTGGAATGGACTGGCGGGTGAGAAATGAAAAAATCCACCTTAAATATGGTCAGCTTGCCAGTGAGCTGTTGTGTATGTATGATCCATGGTCATCGGAATTTGAGAAAGAGCCGGATATTATCAACGAGCAGCAGGATGAACCTGTAGATGCTACCGAAGGGCAGCGCTGGCCGAAGACATGCATAACTGGGAAAAGCAAGTATGGAAACTGCAACTGCTGCGGTGCTAATGGAGTGAAATGCTGTGCTGAATGCAAGGAAGACTGCAATTGTAGATGTGGTTGGCTGTATGTGACGGGAACAGGAGAAGAAATTGCGACGTCGCAAATAGATACAGAAGCTTCCACAAATGAAGCGAAAGAACGTACAGACATAGAACTCCTGAGAGAACTGCTAGAGAGAAAGAAGCAGCTTCTTGCTAAATGCCTGGAAGCTCCTGGCATTGATAAATCAGATGAGCATATAAGAAGGCAAAAACTGGAAGTAGGTGCTTTGGCTTCCATGCTGTGTGATCTGGAAGACATGGAAGCGAAAAAGGATAAACCGAAGCAGCCAGAGCTTCCACCGCTTAAAAACAACGATCAAAGAGCAGCCTTTATTGATGCGTATGAGGCCTGGCCACTCTGGATCGATAACCAGGAGACAGGTGAGCGGTATCACCGGTATGATCTTCCGGATGGGACAAGCTTCGTTATCAAGACGTATCACTCCATGCTTTATGACTGGAAAGCTGATGTTGCCATGAGGTACAAGGAAGGGTATGGAGCAAATGAGGAGTATCTTCTGGAGTCTGGAAAGTTCTTTAGGGACTGCCGGGCAAACAGGACAACGTTGATT